CGCATTCACATCAAATTGGCCGCTTTCGCGGCTCGTTTAACACGTGTGATCCAGGCTCGGCTAAGGTATGGTGACCACTTCCAAGTGTTGGACCCCTTGCGGGGGCCGTACATGGGAGCACCACCATAGCCGATCGTTGCGGCCCCTCGCGGGGCCACTGACCAGCAGTGAGCAGATGGGGATGAATGGAAGGTGTAAGCACCAAGCGCGCCTAGGCGCGCCGACACTTGCGGCTCTCCGTCCACCCAGAGTTCACCATCAACCACCGGATCCTTAGAAGATGCGAAGTACTCCGTGAGGAATATGTCGACTTTCTTCTTTGGAAACCCGCCGGGGTTTACCCCGTCGGGCGTCCGTGGCGTGGGTATCAACGCTAGGACGTCACGCAACCGACTCTGCTTCATCGCTTTCAAGGCCCTAGGGCCCAGTAGAGAGATGGCGGAGAGAAGGGTGCGCGGCGTCACAGGGAAGTACTTGAGTTTAAACTCATATACTTCGCTGCCGATGATACGCCCAGCGAACTCACCAAGGCAACCTGTAAGGGATTTCGGCAGGTTTATCTCGACACCTAGGTGTCGAGCATATTCCTGATATTTCCGCGCGGCCGACTCGTCAGCAATGACAAGGTCATCACCAAGAATCACGTACGGAAGATCCGAAGGGTCGCCGTCGCCAAAGCAAGCGCGAACGAGCCAGTGATGGCTCAGAGCGAATGCCGCGAACGACGGCAACGTACCCAAAGGCTGCCCCACGTTCCATTTCACGTGTCCATCCTCGAGGACAATGGGCAAGTGCGACGACACAAGGTCATCGCTCAAGCCGTATTGCACCGCGACGGGGACGCGCGATAAGAAACAGAACGTATCGGCCCACATCCTCATATTAGGTGTCACGCTCAACTCAGTAAGGACTGAGCGAGTGAAGGCCAACGGGAAACGATCGGTGGCGGAGGAGAGGTCGAAGGCGTGAACCGTCTTCCCCTCCCTCAACCACGATCGTACCCGCTTTACTCCTCGCTCTTGATCGAACGTGCAGTCCTGTTTG